GAAATAAACGGCTGCCATAAAAAGACCAAAAACAGCCAAGCCAACTGATGAATCAATATTGCTACTCGGATACAAAGCTAAAAACAACCAGAACCAAGCGCGACCATAGGGTGTTGACATGAGCATGAATCCTGAAGCGACAAGTATCAGGATAAATAGAACGGCGACCGCATTGGCAGAGAGCTTCATATTTTCTTTGCCGAACGTCCCCAGTGACCTATCCCTGCTTGCTTTCGGCATTCCTCCTGCCCGCGAAGCGGATCAGCAGGAGGTATGCCGAAAGTCCCGAAGGGACAGGGATTAGGTCAACTGGCTCGTTAGCTTTCTATTTTATGATTTGAGCTATAATGCATGAAGATCCCACGCCTAGAGCAATCAATGCGCCAATAATAATTAGACACCCCTTTGCTTTTCTTGAGCTCTTTCGGTGATAGCCGTAACTCTGCATGTCCCATTTCATCCTTGCCATAAAATATATGTCTATTTGAGGTTATAACTAGATTTCGTCTGGAAACTTATCAACGTGCTTTAGTGCCATAAGCCATTTGCTTTCTTCTCCCTGTTCGATCCATGTCCCACTTAAGATCACTCCATTAGAAACTCGTTGAAGTGTGCCCTCGGCAGATCCATCCGTATTATTCGGAGGAGATCCTCCTACAAAAGTCCCTTTGAAATGCTTGCCATTCTCCGTATATAAAATGATCGTAAAGACATAGGGCTTCATCTTGGATCCCGTATTGCAATCAACGGTCATTTTGTTGCCATCAAAAATTGCTCGACGGACAGGATACTTGTCATCTGGCTTGTCGCTCAGGTATGTCCAGGTAATTGCTCCGATAAACTTTGAAAGTGGCGAGTCAGGGGCTGGCAAGGGTTCCGTCTGAATGTTTTGGTTCATAGGTAATAAGGAGTGTTGATCTGGTAGATTTGGTTGAAATATTGCAATTAGATAAGCGATAACCTTATAAATCACAACTAAGAGAAATGGGATCGCGACAAGGGCAATCATGATGGGGAACAGACATAAGCCGAGTATCGCAACAATGCCTCCACGACGCAACATCTGGAGCGGAATATCTACTGCAGCATTCATCAGAATCAGAAACTGGAGCCCCTGCGGAAGGGCCTCCGGCGTCATTGATAAGCTTCCACTCCCAAATCGGGTTGCGAATCGAAAATTGGTTTTGCGTGGCATAGAGAGTAGTATTTGTTCTGCTAACGTCCCTCGTCAGGTATCGCTGGCTGGCGGTGCATGTGGCTCGCACGCATCGGGAGCGAAGGCACTCGACCTGCTCTTCTGCCAGCAGGCCCTGTGCCTGAGCGGTGGAACGTCAAATCGGTGTTCATCGAAACTCCTGACGGCCAGCGATTAGCTGGACGAGCCAGTTCGGCCTATATCATCTTGGATCTGTTTCATCTCACGCGCGCGGAAATACTTTATTTGGTAAATAATGAACTCCTTTACGGATTTCGAAAAAATCAAAACCCACACTATGTAAAGGAGGGCGATCACCTTCAAGTAATCGCTAAGTGGATCGGAATCTAATCGGATGCTTGGTGATGGTTTTGCAACAGACATGCCAATGCTGACTAACATAATAGCAATAACAATTATCTCGGCGATGATCACAAAGCGCCCTTTTGCTATTTGCAGGGAAAAGAAGCCATTCCTGAGGGCGACATTAAATACAAGCAAGAAAATCAGCGAGGAAAAAATGGGCTCAAAAAGCATGACGGCGGATAGCAAAAGGGCACAAATGTAAAATGTCCTCCCACGACTTTGGATGGCAGTGATGGAATTAGGAATGGTCATATTTGTTTGCCGAACGTCAAAGCCACCAACGACTCCCCGGAAGCGGCGCGTGGATGCTGGCTGGTAATTTTGTCATGGTGAGCTTTCGTCGACAACCGACGGGGAGTCGTTGGGTGGGCTGTCCCGTTCGGCCTTTTTTATTCTATCAACTATTTTCAGGCAACTCTCGGTATACGCTCCCATTCGATACTCCCCATACCATTGTGCAACTTGACGAGGAACGTAGCCAAGGTTGTCTTTGATATGGGGGTTAGCACCATGATCGATCAGGCAGGCCGTGCTTGCGAGAGTCTGATATTGGGCAGCCCAGTGCAAGGCAGTCATTCCTTTGTCGTCTGTCCTTGAAATCATCTCCGGATGATCTGATAAAATCTCCTTTACTCTCTCTGTGTTACTGTCGCGGACGGCTGCAAGCAAGCCAACCCACAATTCTGCTGGAGAAGCCGGAGGTTTGTGAAAAAGGCGTGCGAGCGGATTCATTTTGTTGCCGAACGTCCAAAGTGACCGGATGGCGGGCGGAGAGGCGTCGCGGTCCAACTAGGCGCGTTCCCGCCATTCGGTCGACTGACCAGTTCGGCTGTATATTTTTTCCGTTTCTGACTCCAGAGATATTCATACGCTTTGGTTGAACTCTGTAGTTCCTGTCATTGATCCTTTAGTTTTAGCACGGATGTCATGCGCAATAACATCGGCTTCCTGCATCAACTTATAAATCTTAGACCGTATTTCTCGGTAGCGCATAATTTCAGCGGGAAAACTCTTATCAAGGGCAGAATTATCAACAAACCTTGCAAACATCTGAGAATAGGACTCTAGCAGTTTAATTTTTTCACGCGATTTGGAATTATTGCCATGCGATTGAATAATAAAATCCTCAAAGCTCTTTCCTCCTTTTCCGGAATTACAGTCCTTACAGCAAGGGACAAGATTTCCGAGTTGATGTCCATAACCTCGAAACTCACCGTCTTTAACAATGCTCAATAAATGATCCCACGTTTGGGCTGGCTTAGTGCAATATACGCAAATTAATTCCGTAGACGGATCTTGTCCAAGCATGCGAAGAGCGGCATCCGCTTTCGCGGAATCGAAATCATCAACAGGCGCAATACTATGGGCAAATGCGCCAGCCATAGTGGTCTTCCTACCGCGATAAATCGAATGCGGCCTAAAGTATCGCTTGAGGGATTCTTTTTTCATATTATTGCCGCACGTCCTCGTCAGCTAAGCGGGTCAGTTCGCTCCTTTTTTTCATTCAAATAACTGTGGCGGCTCTTCTCCGGTGTAAATCTCATCCTCTGTCCGGTCGTCCATTCTCGACGCAGTTTCCTTGTATAAATCAGACATATCAGAATAAAGGGAATCTAAATGATAAAGAAATCGTTGATGAACAACGAAATTGAATCTGCTTTCCGGTATGCCCGCGTGAGTGGATAGCTCGCGCAGTAGATCGAAAGCTGTTAAAAGTTCAGCATGCCGTCGAAATGGAGAGCTCGAATCATCAGGACCCGATTGCCACGCATACTTGTCTTCTAACTTATGGCGCTCTTGCATCTGGTGTATGCTCTCGTCGATCTGTTGACGCCACAGCGAGAGGTCTAACTTTTCATCAGGACTCATTGGATGGAAGGGGTGATATTTTCGTCGAACGTCCCCGATGAGGTATTCCTGCCTGCTTCTGGCACCAAAGCCTGCTCCCTACTTTATACTTTACCACACAATCCATCAGCGGCATAAATAGCTCATGCATAAGGCCTATTCGTATCTCAGGTTTTCCACTGCTGATCAAATACACGGAGACTCCCTGCGCCGTCAAACCACGCTGGCGAAAAACTGGTGCCAGAAGAACGGCATCCCGCTGGTGGAGAACTACCGCGACCTCGGGGTTTCGGCATTCCGGAGCAAGAATGCGGACAAGGGGGCGCTCAAGGCGTTCCTGAGCCGGGTCGAGTCCGGGGCCATTGAGCCAGGTTCCTACCTGATCGTGGAAAGTCTGGACCGGCTGTCCCGAACCGACATCACGTATGCGTTGCAGATGTTCCTCGGAATCATCAATGCCGGGATCGTGGTGGTGACGCTGGCTGACGAACGGGTCTACGACAAAAAGCGGATCAATGATGGGAATTTCACGGACCTGATCATCAGCCTGACGATCCTGAGCCGGGCGAACGAGGAAAGCCGGATCAAGTCGATGCGGAGCACGCAGGCGTGGGAAGCGAAGCGGGGGCGTGCCGGGACGGAAAAGATCACTGCCTTGTGCCCCGGCTGGTTGAAACTCAGTGCCGACCGGAAGAAGTTTGAGGTGATTCCCGAAAAGGCAAAGATCGTGAAGCGGATCTTCCAGATGGCGGCGCAGGGCAAAGGTGGGCTTCATATCGCCCAGGTTTTGCAGCGGGAGAATGTTTCCCGAATGGGTAAAGGGAGCCGGTGGTATTCGACGGGTATCAAGAACATCCTGGATTCGCGCGCCGTGATTGGAGAATTTCAGTTGGCCCACACGGTTGAGGGCAAGCGGGTGCTCTGCGACCCCGTGACGGGATACTACCCCGCCGTGGTCCCGATGGATTTGTATTCCACGGTTCAGCGGATCCGCCGCACCCGATCGTCCTATCGAGGGCGTGGGCAAGGCAACCCGATAGCGGGCCTGCTCTACAACGTGATGACCGGACGGAAAATGATGCGACTCGTTTCCAATGAAGCGAAGGGTTACGCGTATTTGGTCGATGCCGCCGCCCCGGTTGGAGCAGCTCCGCGCATCACATGGCACTATGGCCGGTTTTTGGAGGCCCTCATGGGAGCCTGCGAAGCCATCACGACATGTCCCCCATCCGCCAAAAAACAGAATCAAGAATTGGAGGATGCCCTCAAACGCAAAGACGAGATCGAGGCAAAGATCCCGCGGTTGGTCGATTTTATTTCCGATGGGTTCTCGGCCGGAGCTCATGAAAAGCTGCGACTGCTCGAAGCGGAGAAAAAGGAATTGGAGAGCCGGATTGCGGAGATGAAGGTCGATAACGCTGCCCCCGACATGGATCTGGAGCAGGTTGATTGGCGGGATGCTTCCAAGCTGAAGGAAAACGCCCGGGCAATTATTGAACGAATTGAAGTCCACCCGCAGGAACGCTGGTTCACCGTTAAAACATTCGATGGCCGGGAAGTGCGCTATACGGAGGAGGGCGGTTCGATTGAGGTTCTTTCCAGCGAGCCGGTATCCAGACGGAAAATGGATAAGCCGGGGCGAGTGAAGAAAGCCCTCCCCGCGAAAAAAGGAAAAGCGCGGAAACGAACCTTGAAGAATCGCGATTGAACCCAAATGGGCCGGGATCCAGAATACTCCCATGCGCTACCTGCTCGCCATTGTGTTGCCCCCAGTCGCAGTGCTCCTGTGCGGGAAACCGTTTCAGGCGATTCTGAATCTGATCCTGACGATGTGTTTCTGGATCCCTGGCGTCGTGCATGCCCTGTTCGTGGTCAACAGCCATCTGGCAGACGTTCGGGCGGAAAAAATGATCGCCGCCGTAAAGCAGGAGACGATGTTGTTTATCAAGAAGTGAGCGTCACGGCTCCGGCAGCACGCCGAGAACCAAGACCTGCTCCTCCAGCCCGGAGATCGTCTTCAAAGCGTCGCGGGTAAAAGCGGGAGCGGCAACGCGGGCTTTCTCGGCTTCCTGCGGATAGGATTGAAGGAGGCGGCGAACATTGCCGTCGGGGAGCGGAGGAACGCTCGAAGTCGTTACGCAACAACTACAGAGGAGGAGTGCCGCCCCGATCAATCCAATCGTCAATCTTTTCGCGTTCATGCTGTTTGTCGTTGCGGATTTTGTCGATCTGCTGTTCGCGCCGGGTTGGCGTGAGCTTTTCCACAATTCGGGCCACGACTGGCACGGATTGCAGGAGGGCGAGGATGGCGGTCCACATGGGGATCAGGCCTTGAACGAATCGTTCTGCTTCCCGTCGTCCACGAGGTCGCCCACCCGATTCACCACATCCTTGAGGATCGAGGCTCCGGCGAAGATGAAGATGCCGTATTGCGGCGGGACAAACGGGATGACGTTGAGACCGGCGATGACCCCGGCAACCTTGCCGACGAGCGTGAGAATTTTGAGGAAGTTCATGCACCGGAGGCGATGTCAACCGCATGTCTTGCATCGCCCGCAGGAAATGGTTTCATAAAGCCGTCGCACGAAAGCGCGGCCTCCGCCGCCTCAAGGTTCTTTTTTGCCTTCATTGCCGGAGAGCTGCCCGGAACCATGGCGCATCCGTGCGGCACTTTCCCCTCCCCAAACCGGTTATCGGCAACGCGACAAATCAGGCTGATAAACGCAATCTCTAGCTCGATTACAATCGCCCCAGGAACTTCAGCACCGCGACCACGCCGACTACCACGCCCGGAAGACTGGTGCCGATGGCGATCCACCGGATGGCCTTTTTCTCGAACTGGTCAAACTTCTCGCAGAGCCCGTTGAGTTGCGCCTTCATCCCGTTGCGCCCGTCTTCGCCGCGGACAATGATTTCGAGGGCGAGAAGGCGACGATCGAATGAGGCGTGACGCTCGCGGACGGATTCGCGACAGATCTCGCATCGTTCTGCTAGAACAGACATCGCGTTTTCTTCGCTCATGGTTTGGCAGAAAGTTTGGCTTGAATGAGCGGGGCTACCTGAGCGGCAAACGGTGTCAGGAATTGCGTCTTGATTGCCTGAAACTCGCTTCCCGAAAGCTCGACTGTGGCGTTTCCAGAAGTTCCGATCGAGCAAAGGAAGACGATCTTTTCAGCTTCCATGTCGAAGGTGACTTTACGCACAGGCACCGAAGACACCGAAATCGACTGCACAACGGTGATGGGCTGTTCCACTACGATCTGTTCGGCCAACTGAATGGCGACCGAATCGGCGTGGGCCGTAAGGGCAGCGAGAAGCGACAAGATGGCGGCGATGGAAGTTTTCATTGTTGGTATCGTTTTCGTGTCAATCAGTTGAGATCCAGCCAGGAGCCAGCTGCATAGATGCGGACCTTGCTCGTAGCCGTGTTGAAAAAGAGATCGCCGTCCTGCGGAGTTGTTGGCTCGCTCGCTCCAGTGCCGCGCCAGCGAGAAGATGTCCACTCGGTAGAGGCGATCACACGGGTTGTTAATGCCGCTCGAGCGCCATAGCCGCCGCTTGAGGGGGAGCCAAAAAACTTGAGCCGGATTTCGCGTTTGTCCGTGCCGATGTCGGCGTTCCACATGACGGCTGAATGGTTGCTCCAATAGTAGGCACCTGGGTTTTTCGCCGATGTCTCCACGCCGTCGAACACCAGTAGCCGAGAGGAGAATCCGCCGGGCGTTGCATCGCCAGACACGACCGATCCCGAGTAGAGGAACGACCACCCCCTTGAAAGGCTCCAGTTCCCCGTCTGCCAGGTGCTGGCTGGAGAGGAATCAATGTTCAAGTTTCCCTCCGAGCCGAGATACATGATACGCCCTACGTAAGACGAATTGACCGCCGACCATGAGCGGGCACCAAGGTTGTCGCCGCCGGTCGCCGGGTGGCCACCAAACCCGATCGCCATCGACTGCTGGCCGGGGCTTGTCCACATGCCAACGAGAGGGTAAGAAGAACCCGCCATCGAAAAGCCTTGGGCTGTCCAGTTTTCTTTGACGTTGGTGAAGGCGCTCGAATCGTTGACGAGAAGCGGAGGAGCGGAATTTGCCAAGGAGGTCAGCGTGCCAGAGAGCGTGATGTCCCCGCTCGGAGCGACAAGTGCGCCCGCACCGACCCAAGCAGCTGCCCTGCCTTGCTGAATGATGGTGACAGCCAGTAGTGCGGAGTTAGAGCTCCAGTCCGGGATGTCCGTGCCTTGGACTGTGCCGATGCACTCAGTTCCGCTCCCACTTGTCGCATAGGAGGACTGAATCTGAGGAAGGAAACCACGGAGCATGGCGGCTCCCTCCTCCGCCGTCGCCCATGGCCCCATCCAGCCTCCGCCCCAGGAATCTGTCCAGTAGTATGTCTCTGTGCCATTGTCGATCACCCAGAGGCTATTTCCGTCCCCGGAAGAAAGGGTGGAGCCATTCGCATAGAGGATAGATGCCGCGCCGTTTACAGAGATCGAGAACCGTTCGTCCTGCGCTTCGACGTGGTGCAAGTCGCCAGCCTGGAAACCGCCCGAGAACGAGTTGTCGCCTGCAAACGCATTGGACCCCGAAAGTGTAGGAAGGCCGTTGGCCGACGCGAAAGCCTGCGCCTGAGGGGCGGCAAGCGTTCCGTTGGTATCGACCATGACCGATCGAGTTTGGGCGAATGCGAACGAGGCTGAGGCGAGGAGGATGATGGATGGAATTTTCATGGGATGGCAGGTGAGATTTCGAGAGTTTGCTGGCCGGCTTGTCCTCGCACTGCGAGCGTGTGCCACGACCCGGTGTCGGGATTGAAGAGCTGGATGCCATTTGAGGCATCCAGACGGAACTGGGCAGGGACGATGGCGGGGGCGAAGGCGGATGCGTCTTTGAGAACGCCTGTGATTTGGCTCCCCTCTCCCTTAAGCGGTGCCGGGTCGTATAGTATGCACCATACAGGATACGGACTGACAGCCGTGCAGATCCACGATCTACTTGCCGTGCTGTGCGTTTCGTTTATGGCAGGGGCCGGATTGAATGATATAGCTTCCATAGTAAATTAAATTGCTACACAAGGAAATCCGTGCCACGGATTCGAGAATCCCAATGCTCCTGTGTGGTATTTGACGGTGAACCCGCTATGCGTAGACTCAAACACTCCCGCCCCTACATATGCGGGATCATTCCCATCGAAGGTTGCGGATTCCAGGCTGCTGCAATGAGAGAATGAGTAGTTTCCGAGGCTGCTCAAGGTTGCAGGCAAGGTGACGCTAACTAATCCGGTGCAGCCATAGAATACATTGATTCCTATGCTGGTCAGGCCAGAAGAAAACACGATGCTTGTCAGATTGCCGCTTCCGGCGAATGCGAAATCTCCAATGCTGGTCACGCTTGATGGAATCGTTATGCTGGTTAGCCCGGTAGAATTGAAGGCTGACGCCTCAATTCGCGTTACGCTGGAGGGGATCACTATGCTTGTGAGAGAGCTGCACCCAATGAAAGCAGAGTTTCCGATCATGGTCACGCTATCTGGGATTGTCAGGCTAGAAAGGCTATTGCATCCCTTAAATGCAAAATCTCCAATGCTTGTCACGCTAGAAGGAATGGACACCTCCGTTATGTGTTCGCAATCGAAAAACGCATTAGCTGCAATGGCTGTTATTCCATCTGGGATGACAAAGCTCCCATCCGTGCTATTTGGAACCGCCATTAACGTAGTTCCTCCATTTCCAATGACGATGCCCCCGGAGGTTTCATAATCGCGCGATCTCGATACCTCGACCCACGCGCCGCCATACGAAACAAACTCATGAAGCATATCGGCTGGATACCAGTTAGAGTAAATAGCTGGATCAGGAACGTATGCGGATAGCTCAAAAGAGGCTGGTCGTCTCACCCCAGCCAACCCGCTGCCGTCTCCGGTAGGCGCAAGAACTGACGATCCAATGTCAGACGTAAGAATGAAATCGCTTGCCGAGTGTCCATCAAGGGTTGATGAGGTCTGTGCGCTTCCGGCGCTATCTGCATAGGTTGCCGTACCTGCCGAGTTTGCGCTCCAAGCGTTTGCATTCCCTACATCTGTAATGGTGATATAGCCTTGATCGTTGAACAGCTCAGATATGCTGTGCCCCGTCAGGTAGTTCACGCCATCTGCACCGCTAGCGAAAGCAACACTGGCAGTTGCTAGTTCGCTCGTCTTCACATAACCGACATCATTACTTAACTCGCTGACATTATGGTCTTCGATGGACGACACATGGGCAGCTAAAGTGATCCCCGTCAAACCGCTGCCGTCTCCGTTTGGGCCAAGAAAAAGCATTCCTATGTCTGATTGCTGCACGGCTGTATCTGCGCGCAAGCCTTGCTCGGCCGTTGCAAAAGCCGATGCGTCTTGCAGTGCAGTGGATGCCGATTGGCAGGCTATGTATAGAGAGCCGCCGGCGCTAGGGTTGTCGGCTTCCCCTGCCCGCTCAGCGTAGGTGGCGCTGTCTGCCGATCTCGAGTGATTCGCCTCGCTGGCGTTCATTGCATAGACAACCGAGCCCGACCCGTCCATCAGGCTATTAACAATGCCGCCATAGTGTGATATATCTAAAGCGCATGCGGAAAGTTCTTCAATGCTTGCCGCGCCAATGGCTTCTGGAGAAAGTTCATCCGCGCCGCCTGTGGCGTGGGTGGCAGAGTGCGTTGTGGCGTTGGCATGCCAGACGGTGCCCGTCCATGTCCAAGATTTGCCGGAAGCGGTGAATGTGTCGTTGACGGTCGGTGAGGATGGGAATGTGATCGCTGCCATAGATTATGAGAGTTGAGTGCTGCCCTGGCGTTCCTTGATGCTTTCGGTCGTTGGAATCAGAATACGAGCGCGGAGGGGTAGGTGATTTTGACGTAGAGCCAATCGACATCGAGGTTGAGCGCGAAGGCTGTCGCCGCAGTGCGGAGGATCCAGTTGCCGATGCCGGTTTGCCTGCCTGGGCCAGACGGGATGTTAGTCGTGATGGTTACGAGGACGCTGAGACCGTTGGAAAATACGGCGGATGTGCCGTCCGCATTGACGGCCACTCCAAGGCTATGCCACGTCGTAGCATCGGGGCGGAACCCGCAATCCACGGCGGTTTCAATACCGTTGCTGCGCGTGACTGCGTAGAGGTTCCCGGCATCGATGAGCCGGAAAAATGCGCCGTCCGTTGATTCGCTTGAGGCACTGTCCATGAACCCGAGCCGGATCGCACCCGTATTCACTGCATCAGGCAATGCCGCGAAACGCATGTTCCACACGCAGCGCATGGCTGCCCCTTGCCCTAAATGCAATGCGGAGCCGTTCGAGCTCAATCCGGCTCTCTGATTCGCGGCGGTGGCCGTCCCGGTGGAATGCCGGAACACGCCCTGCTTTCCGTCAACGATGTAGGTGAGTCCCGTGCCGCCAGAGTCGTTCGAGCTCATTGACCATTTCGGGGCAGTCCTTCCGTTCTCGAAATGCTCGAACGTCTCGTAGCGGGTGGTGTGCGATGAAGCATCGAGAGCGGATTGCAGGCCGGTGATCGAGGAGATGGGATGAGCGTGCGACTCGGGAACAAACGTGGCGGGTTTGTCTGTTATCCCGTCCCATCTCGTCGTTCCCGCTGGGCCGGCTGCGCCCTGTGGGCCTTGTGCTCCATCGGCTCCGGCCGGACCTTGCTCTCCCTGAATGCCCTGCGGCCCATCCGCGCCTGCTGATCCCTGCGGCCCGGTTGAGGCGGTTGGAGATTCCACCCAAACCCCGTTGTAAAAGTCGTAGGGGCATAAGGAATTCGAGTCCACCCATCGCGTTCCTTCGACGGGATTTAGCGGAGGCGTTTCTGAGAAAACGGAAACGAAGTCGTCACCATCCGCGCCAGCGGGGCCGGTTTCTCCTTGGACACCCTGCGGCCCTTGTTCTCCTTGTGATCCGGAAATTCCATCCGCTCCTGCCGGGCCGCTTTCGCCGGGAATGCCTTGCGCGCCGTCCGCTCCCGCAAGGCCTTGAGGACCAGCCGCCCCGTCTGTGCCGGTGTCCCCCTTTGGCCCGGCCACGCCATCCGCTCCAGCCGAACCTTGCGGGCCAGGCACGCCGGGCAACCCGTCTGCCCCAGATGATCCCTGTGGGCCGCTTTCCCCAATATCGCCTTTATCTCCTGGAGCGCCATCCGCGCCAGTCGGTCCTTGTGGCCCGATTGGGCCGTCCGCTCCCGTGTCTCCTGTGGGGCCAGTTAATCCTTGGTCGCCTTGTGGGCCAACGGCACCATCCGCGCCGTCAACTCCAGCCGTTCCTTGTGCGCCCATTGCGCCCTCCGCACCTGGCAGACCTTGAGGCCCCATTGCACCATCAGCACCAGCCGGGCCTTGCTGACCAGTAGCCCCGGTGTCTCCTTTTGCTCCGGGAGATCCGTCCACGCCATCTGCACCCGCCGGACCGGTATCGCCTTGGATGCCTTGTTCCCCCTGCGGTCCTGTTGCGCCATCCGATCCTGCCGGGCCAACTTCGCCTTGTGGGCCTTGTGCGCCATCGTTTCCCGAAGGCCCGATTTCCCCCTGCAACCCTTGGATTCCCTGCTCGCCCGGAATACCAACTTGTCCGTCTGCGCCGGGCTCTCCGCGCTCACCTTGAATGCCCTGCGGTCCAGTTGCGCCGTCCGTTCCTGCCGGACCGATGACACCTTGCGGGCCTTGTGCGCCATCGCTGCCCGAAGGCCCCGTCTCGCCCTGCAACCCCTGGATTCCCTGCTCGCCCGGTGCTCCGGTCAAACCAGTTTCTCCCTGCGGCCCTGTTGCCGCGAGCGCAGCGATGGCCAAACTGGTTTTCAGAGGAGTCATCCAGCTCGCATCGTCGGTCCCGGCTTCGGCTTCTTGCGATGTCGCCTTGCGAGTGCTGTTCGCCGTGACCGGAGTGCCTTCGTCGCCACGCACCACATCATTTTCCAGCGTGACGGGCAGAGTGTTGGAGCTGGTGAGCAACGTCGATTCGCTCCACTCGGTTTCGAGCATGAGCGAGATCCGCTTCTTGGGAACGCCCGCAAACAGCGTGTCGATTTCCACCGTGTTGAGATTCAGCTCGAACCGGTAGAGTGCCGCATCGCCCGTTCCGGATTTCGTCCACTGGGCGGAAAACGCAGCAAACAGCCCGGAGAAATCGTTGTCCGCCTTGATCCCGAGCTGGCCGGTTGCACCGTCTTCGAGTTCGACCACATTCCCGTTTTGGACGAACTGCAAGTCGAGCGGCACGCGGTCGCGGCGTTTCATGACGATGGATTGAAGTGCGCGGCTGGAGTGCTGGAATTCGAGAAACGTGCGGGAGTCGAGATCAAGAAAGAGCTTCACGCGATGGGAGCCCGTGTCAATCGCGCCACTTGCCGAGCGGGCATCTTTCCGAGGCGAGCCAGCGCTTGAACCTCGTGCAGCCGCACTTCTTGTGGGCGCACTTCCCGAGCCCGAGGCGAGCGGAGCCGTCCCAGAACTCGCACGCCGCGCACGCCGCTGTCCGCCCGTCGTATGCCTCCCTTGAGGCGACTTGAAACCCGGCGGCAGCCCAACGCGCCACCGCCGACGCGAAGTTGGAAGCCAGCTCCAAAGCGGTCGGCTCGGCTGGGCGGGCAGGGTTCGCTGCCATGTTTCGGATAGACAGAAGTGGAGCGGATTCTCCCTCCCCATACGGGCATTGTCCGGGCGCACCGAGCGCGTTCCGCCAGCTTTCGTTGGTTCGGCAAGCGTGGCAGTGCAAGCGGCTTTTGCAGTGGATGGTTTGCGCGAAGTCCATGCTACGAGGCCGTGACGCGAGCCGTGATCCAGCCGCCATAGCCGTTGTCCCGCCCTTTGATGGTAAGCTGCCCGCCTACTTCCACCGAACCGGCGTAAGCAAAGCTGTGTGATCCATTCGTGGAGTTGGTGCTGCCGCACGGGCTTCCATAGTCGTTCCAGTTGAAGGCGTAGCTCCCAGGCTCATAGACCGAACCGTTGATCACCACTTCGTCATCCGCGCTCCCCGACACCGCCACGCTCAAAGCGGAGCCCGTCGAGTTGGCCAGCGTGATCCCCGCTGAGTCCGCGCACGAACCAACGCCCGCAGAGTAATCGTAGCATGCCCCCTTAAACAGTTGAGCCGTGGCTCCGTCCTCAATAGTTTTGCATTCTGGCTTGCAAGGTGGCTGATCGGCGCACTCGCCGCAGGTGCCGTCCTCTGATGGATGGAGGAGTCTTGTCGCCATGTTCAGCCCGGGGCGTCTTGCACGAGGAAAGTCTTGGTCTGCGGCGACCCGTCCACGCAGATTTCGATGCCTTCTTTTTTGATGAGTCCGAACTCACTCAAGCCCTGAACGGCGAAAGCCTCAATCATTTGTGGTTCACCGTTAATATCAAGGTAGTTCACGTCTATTTTTACTGAGCTTCCTTTGACCGGAGCTCCAAGAGTATGCAACTCGTAGATGTCGCCCTCAGAGTTCACCAGATCCATGGTCTCGGAGGTGATTTCCTCAGCCTGGTAAGTGCCGTCCCACACAAGAATCATCATGGAATGGCCGTTGCCATCCACAGCGATCCAGCTTATCTCCAGCTGCTTGGTGATCCCCAGGCAAGTTGGAGTGTGCATCGTGGGGATGGAATACATCTGCCCGTCATGTCCGATATAGGTGATGGAGCCCGACGGGTTTTTCAACAGCGCGATGTCCGCTAAGATTTCCGTGATCGATTCCTGCACCGACGTGATCGACTCATAAACTTTGGTGATTTCACTCCACACGAGAGTCAGATCCTCCAATGCGTAGGTGAGGCTTTCCCACATTCTATTGATTTCATTCCAGATGGCTTGAGCCCCCGCTTCGACCAAGCCGGGGATGCTGGCGGCGAGGGCGTTTAGCGCATCCCAGAGCAGATCTAGTGCGGCCTTCACCGCCTTCCCGACGGCGTCCGGGATTTCATCCAACTTCGAGAGAGCTTTTTGGATGAACCCGGCAAATGTTTTGGTGAGCCCCGCTACCGGGCCGGCAATGAGATCGACCGACTTCCGGATGAGTTCCTCGCCGATCCTGCCCAGCATCCGGCAGATCGCGCCGATATCCGGCGCTGGGAAAGTCGTCAGGGCGCACCACCATGCGCGGGAGTCTTCCTCGCCATTTGATGGGGCGTCACCAATTTGGAAATGAACCCGCCAAACCAGGTTGGCTGTCGGGATGCCCGACTCGTAGCCAACGGGAAACACCGTGTAAAGAATGCCGAACTCCTCGCAATAGAGGTAGTCGCCCGGGCTCGGTGAACTCGGCTGTTCCCCTCCTTCTTCCACGTTCGCACCTGCGAAGTGCGCGGTAATGAGCGTTCCCACGTTCGCGTAGGCTTCATACTTTTCCTGCACGAGCGCGTCGATTCCCTCCATGACATCGAGAGCCGGCTGGAAGTAAGGCATCAACATGGAGGCGATGTCCTCAGCACCGGGAGCTGAGTTTGCAAAAGTGCTGAAGAGGCTGTCGAACGAGAGCCCACCGCCCCCGCTGCTCAGGAGATACGATTCGATTCTCGATTGGATGATGGCTCCAACTGCCTCGGCCGTCGGCATGTAGGAGTCCATGTTCATGAGTTTGCTCTCAAGCGCCCCGGCGATGGCTTCGGCCGTTGGCAGCGCCTCATAGAACTTGGTGAGAATTTCGTCCATCACCTCCTTCGTGATCTTGAACGGGTCGGGAATGAGATCTTCGAAATCGACTTGATGGAGGGTCAGAGTTCCTGATTTTGCCCAGCGAGGGATGTTGGCCGCCACAGTGGTTCCATTCGGACTGCCGGTGATGCGGATGCCCGCGCCGGGGAGCACGCGGTTCGCCCGCACCGCATCGGCGAGGGATTGCAGGTCGGCCGCCCAGAGCTTGTCGCCTTTTTTGAAACTTGGGATCGTCATGAGTAAATGTCGGAATTCCAACCTGCTGGGCCGCTGGACATGTATTCGTAGGAGTTGCTCCACTTGCCGTCCTGCTGGCGGTTGCCGCTCGCCCCGGTGAGCATCCAGTTCGCACCGCTCGGAAGAGTTGGCGCGCCCGATGGGGCGTCGATTTTCCCGAGGCGAGAGAGCCGCGGGGAGGATCCTTCAATCCGGGTAATCCGAACGACCGCCCGGGGCACGAGATAATCGGTCACGCCTTTTTCATAGAGCGCCGCAAGATCGGCAAGCGCTCCCGAATCCGGTTTCCAGCCAGCCAGCTCCTCGTCTTTCGAGTTGTTTTTCCAGAGGTTCCACTTCTTCCAATCTGCCGCCGCAATCCCCTGGAACTTTTCGTGCGTCTCGATCGGTTCCTGGCTCATGCTGCCCTCGACGCTGTATTCGTCGCCGGGGTTTGTTTCGGTTGGGGCGGTGTCGAAAACGAGCGTGTACTTCCCGTCGGTGTGCGTGAGCTTGCTGTTTTTTGCTCCACTCGGCGCACTCGGCGGCGCGTCGAATGCCTCCCATGTCTCGGAGGTGATCTCCCTGCCCTTGGAATCGGTGGAGGTTTCGGATTTTGTGAGAACGGCGGCCATCGGTATCGGGGCGTGTCAAGCGAGCGTGTAGTTGAGCTCGATGCTCTGGGTGTCCTGGCGCGAAACGGCACGGGCGATTCGCTCAAGGATCGTTGTCTGCCGACGGTTCTCGGTCAGGATCGGATCCGATCCGCTGGAAACAAAATTGCCGCCAGCTCCGATTCGCGCCATCGAAGACGCATAGAGCGCGCCGCTTCGTTCCTGTGCGGCCTTAGGTTCACCGGCTGACTGTGCGTTGACCAGCCGTGCGGCAGCCGCTTGGGCATCGGCCTCCGGCATCACGTCCCGCAGCCGGGCGAGCTCGGAGTTGTATTTTTGCAGCCACTCGATCCGGGCGGCCTCTTCTTTGTTTCCATCCGCCTTCGCCTCGGCAAGTCGGGTTTCCAGATCCAAGGCGGTGAGCGTCTTTCTGTTCTCCTCGTCTTTCTTGGAGGCGTCAGCCAAGTCGAGCGCGCCGACTTTCTCGTTTGCCAGGCGGGCGGCATCTTTGGGATCCAGGCCAGCCGAGATCCCCTGCTTGGTTTCCTGATCGAGTTTCGCCTCGTGGTCGAGCCGAGCCACGGTTTTTTTGTCGCCCGATGCGTCTGCCTTTGCGCGCGCGATTTCCCGGTTCACGTCGCGGGTGAACTCCGAGCGTTTCGCCGTCGCCTCGGCTTCCTTTTTCGCGTCCTCCTCGGCCTTCTTCGCCGCCTGCTCGCGTTCACGGGCGAGGTCGCGCTCGACGCCGATGAGTTTTTCCCGCGCATCAATGAGCGCCTGCATGCGGAGCACCTCGTCAGTTGTGAGCGATGAGGATTCCCGCTTGGCTGCGAGAAGAGCGATCTCGGCATCCACGTTTGCCGTGGAGGAGGAGCCAACGCCCGCAAGTGTCACATCTTTCTGGTCGGTGGCAGAAAGGTCGCTGAATGCGGCATCAGCAATCTTCTTGTCGAGTGCCTCCTTGTTTTTTCCAAGCTCCGCATTGAGCCCCGCCGCCTTCCGCTGGCTTTCCGCCAGTGCCGCCGCGCGGTCTTTCTCGGCTTGTCGTTGCGCCATGATCTCGGGCGTGATCGCGGACATGACTTCCTTCATTTGGCCGAGGAGCAAGATGCGCTTGCGGTATTCACTTGCGATGTCGTTGCGCTGCTCGGGCGTGAGGTTCTCGAACTGGTCGGCGAGCCCGGCGAGCGATTCCTTGGTGGATTCGATCTGCTGGTCGATGCGGTTCCCGAGATCCACCTTGTCCGCCTCGCTCGACACGGATTTCATTTCTGCAGCGACCGAGTTCACGGCCTTGAGCGTGTCGCCGGTCGCTGTTGCCGCCGCCTTGATGGCTTCCTTCGTCTGGTTGATTTTCGCAATCACGGCCTCGATGGCCATGGCGATCCCGACAATAAGAAGTCCGATGCCGGTGGAAATGACAGCGCTCTTGATCGCGATGGCCGCCGTTCGGGCCGCCACCCCGATGCCTGCAAAGGCGGTGCGGGCTGCTGTCCCTACGCTCGAAAAGTTCATCGTGGCCATTGCCACGCGAACCTGGGCGAATGCGCGGGTCGCCACCGGGCCGATGTTGAGCATGGCCCGTCCGAGATTCGCATCGAAGCCGGTGCGGTAGGCCGCCATTGCCCCCACCACGCCGAGGATCTGCGGGATCATGCCAGATAGTGCCTGGCCGAAACGGATGGCAGCGACGGCGATTTCACCAAGGGATTTTCCAAGGCCCGAGAGGTCGGTTTCATTGAGCGCGTTGCCGACCACCTCGAGTGCCGGGGCAATCGCCGCCGTGAATCCCGCCGCAAGCTGCTGGCCTTTTAAGTGGGCGGATTCGAAGGCGTCGGAGATCACATCGAATCGCGCCGCGTTCGCCTGCATCGTATCCCCGAGCCCGCCGACCTGCTGCCGGGCGACTTCCATCGCGGTGCTGTCCAAGAAGATCGCCTGCAATGCGGCCCCCTTGCGCCCGAAGATCCCCATCGCCGTTGCCGCCCGCTCGGTCGTGTCCGGGATCTTCGCAATCGCTGCCGATACCCGCGCAAATTGCTCCGCCGGGTTGAGCGACTGAAGTTCGTTCATCGAAATCCCGAGCGCGGCGAGTGCCTTGTTCGTCGGCTCCCCTTCCTCGTTGATCCCGCCGAGCGCCTTCTGCAGCCGGTTGATCTGGGGGCCGACGGAATCGGCATCCATGCCCGCATTGGAAAATGCCTGCCGCAGGACAACGAGATCGCCCACCGCTATCCCGGTCTGCGCGCTCATATCGGAGAGATGCCCGCCCAGGTCGAGGGATTCTTTGATTGCGGCAAACGCGCTCGCGAATGGAGCCAGGGCGGCGTTCGCCGCGGCAAATGCGCCCTGCACGGAAATCGTCGCAGCCGCTACACGGGCGAGCGCGGCATCAATGCCGGAAATATCGAGTCGGAACCTGGCGGTGATGTCGGCCACGCCGCAGGGGGCGTGTCAATCAGGCGCGAAATCCCGCCCTCTTCGCCGCCTCCCTGACCGCGAAGTTCTCGACCCGCCGGATCATGGCGGCCGCCTGGGAATCGAGGGCGCTTTGAACCCGGCGCTCCATGTCGAGCCGGGGTGCGCCCACGACTTGGTTCGTGGCCGTCACCTCGATGGAAACCGCGTCGCTCTTGATTCTCCCCACCCCCGGTGCCGAATGACGGGAAATCCACGCCGGGATGCTGGAACCGAATTTTGTTGCCGCCGCTTTCCATCCCGAGGCGAGGAATCCGACCATCTTCTTTTTGGAGGCGATGTAGCGTTTCAGGTCGGACGCCTTGATTTTGATCCGTGGGTTGAGCTTGCGATTCACGCGTCCGGTGGGCGAGCGGTTGGCGCGGTGAATGGCTGCGGGCGATTCGGTGGATGCCTCCTCAACAAACATGCCCGCCGCTCTCAAAATGTTGGCAGGAGCACTGAGGCGAGCCACTGGCTGCATGAGTTTGAGGATATCGCTTTCCACCTTTGCCTCGCCCCGCTTCTTGGCAGCCTGACCGGTGGCGTTTTTTCCGCCGGGAGGCGTCCAGTCGATGATCTTGCCAAGGGTTCCTTTTGCCTGTTCCCGCAGAACCACCCCGGCTGCACGCTTGCTCTCGGCCCGGAAGAGTTTCAGGGCGGCATCAAACTTCGTGGTGTCGATGCTCATCATCGTCGATTTCGAGATTGAGGAGCGCGTCAACCTGCGCCTCGGCAGGCAGGGCTGGGGCCACCGTCCACGCGCCGGATTGCCAGAGCGCGCAATGCTGGTAGGCGAGTGCCCGCCAGAGCGGGAGTTCCCAGAGGATGAAGGCTTCCGGCCAGCCGGTCTTTTCGGCCAGCGTGAACACGCGCGAGGCGATCCACGCTGGCGCTAGGAGTTTGGGGGCGCGTCCTTGTCCTCGGAGCCGGGGCGCGGGATCACGTCCACCGACTGCGAGGCAGCGGCAGTGAGGCCAGCCTCGACTTCGCGGATGATCGTCGTGATGTCGGAAACCGGGATCGCTTGGGAAAAGCGGAATACCTCGGCATGAAAGACATCCGGCGCAGAGTAAGCCGCCCGCAGAACCGCTTCCAATGGCGCGCCGTGGATATAGGCGTATTCGAGCGCGGCCGTGAGATGATCGGGCGCGGTGTTGCCTGGCGGAACGACGAAAGCGTTTCCGGTGCGGTGAAGGATCGCATATGAACCGCTGGAAAGCGGACGCAGTTTGATGGATCCCGCATCGGCGGCGGGGCGAAGGAAGTCGTTGTTCATTTTAGGTAGGAGAGGAGTTGCTGGCGTTTGTCTTCGGGGAGATTGGCGGGGAGCGTGACTTGCCGGTTGCCCCGGCGCACCAAGGCGGCTGGCTTGAGGTCTCGGATGCGGTCGCGAAGTTGGCCATGCGCGCGGAACGCCCACCGCATAAAGGAAACCGGGTGATCGGGATTGGCCAAGCACCACGCCTCGCTCTCGAACCGGCGGCGGAACTCTGGGAACTCGATTTCCTCGTCCGGGGATTTGAAGATCCCCCGCGAAGCGCCGTCAATAAACCACTCGACCCGACGCAGCGGGCCGCGTTCGGTTTGCTCGACCGTGTCTCGGAAACCGCCGGGCTCGACGAGCTTGAACCCGCTTGTGAGGGCGGCGGCGATGAGTTGTGTGTTCGGGCTCGTGAGCGGGTTGTTGGCGAAGCGAACTTTGCCGTCCGGCATCTGCTCGGATTTCCCCTCTTCGGCTACCCAGTGGTAGGTGGTTCCATTTTGCATATTTTTGATCGGTTGGTGATGGAGCGTTTACGTGGCGCCCGGGTAGCCGGTGCCGGAGTATTCCCACTGAGGCCAATCGTCGTTGGAGGTCGTATCCTTCGTTTTGCTGACGATGATCTTGCCGGATACTCCGCTGGGAGCACCGCTGGACGCCTTGAGTGCGACCGGGCACGCGATGCCTTTGCCTTTCACGCTGAACTCGAAGGTCGGATCCAATACGGCCGCCTGCGAATAGGCACCGCTCTTGTCGGTGAGGATCTTGACGTCGCCCTTGCTCGAGAACTCCGCCGATTGGGCGGTAGCCTCGGTGACCAACGTGATGCCAATTTCTGTGGGAACGGCCATATTATGTTGCGGAGAATTTCTGGAGCGTGACCTCGTAGTCCGGGAAATCGTCGTTGCTCTCGCTCGTTTTGCCGGACGTGATGACGGCGGTTGCGCCGACCGACAAATTGCGGGTGACCGAGGGGGCGTATGTGCCTTTGCCTTTCAGCGTGATCGTTTCCGTGACGACCCCCTTGGGCACGGCCAGCTTGGTGACGCCCGTTGCGTCCTTGCAGGTGGCAATATCAACAGACTTTTCCGAGGTGGTTTCCTGTAAGTAGCCACCCGCCGGGTCAGTCACGCTAAAGAGATTGATCGTCGCGATGGCCATGTCAGGGGAGTTCGCAGCCGGTCAGTTTGAGATCGAACTTGATAATGTAGGATCGCTGGACACAGTCGCCGGAGATCGTCTGCGATCGGGCAATAGAAAATCCCTTCAGACGTGTTTCATTCGGGGTCGCGTCAAACCGGGCGAGCGCCTGCTCGCAAAAGTCGTAGGCGGAGCGGCGAAGTTCGGGTTTCGGAGCGAGTGTGTCAGCGGCCATGCACGGGATGACGTGTCAACCGAAACGGATGCCCGCGATCAGCTCAACGGTCGCCCGCCAGGTGTTATCGACAATTTCCTCGGACTGTGAACGGACGTGAAAACCGTGAAGCGTGAGATGGCCCGCAACCGGATTAAAGAGGTTCGCCGCAGCCGCCGGGTCGAGGAGCGCAAGAGCCAGCATTCCCGCCGCCTCCCGGTGCTGGGATTCGCCCATGTCGAATGCGGGAGTGCCAAGGAACGCCTTCACTGTCCCCCGGTAGAGCGGGCCGACCACATGCTCGCACTCGGCGCACTGGACGATCACCATCTGCACGTCCGAGGGATGCGGCTTCGAGCTCGTCGCCTCGCGCACATGCACGCCCGGCATGGCCGCCTGGATCACCGCAACAAATCCACGCTCGATGTCCACGTTCATTCGACCGGCTCCACAGTGAGGGTGATGAGAGGATGCGGCGGACGGTTCGCCACGCGCACGATGCGAAAACTTTCTCCGGCGTAGGCAATCGTCTGCCCGATCTGCGGAATCGCAGAAATGTCGTTGCGCAACAACTTTATCGTGAAATTCCCGGAGGCCGAGAACCCGCCCGCCCCCAGCTCAAGGGTTTCCTGCGGCTCGGAGATCAGGGCGGAGTGCGTTCTCGCGTTGAAAATAACTTCCTTGCCGAACTCGGAGAAGATCTCCGCAGCGTCGGACGCGAATTCATCGTAGATGGACATGCCCCGCCGGGCGTGTCAACGGGCTATCCTCGAAACGGCCTTCGTCCTGCGTAACGAACGTGGGAGACTTTCACCCGCATCCCTTCGATTTGGAAAAACGCGAGATACTTCTCGGCGATTAGGAATCGGTATTGCCGGCTGTTTTTCCAAAACGGAAAACGGGTGGGCATTGTGCTCAGGTCATCTATCTCGGCGGCAATTCTTCGCAGATAGTCTGCTGTAATCGAATCGCTTTGTGACGCATCAAAGACCTCGCGTTTTACACGCTCAAGGTCTCGAAGAGCCCTTGGGGAGATTTCGACGGCGAAGTTTTTCAAATTCCCAGTCTCCGCCAGGCTTCAGCCGCGGGGATGCCTTCGCCCCTTGCAAACTGGGCTTCGGATTCTTCAAGCGCGTCAGCAATTTCCCGATCCTCACTTGCGGTCAGTGTTGCGACTGACAGAAGAGATTCGGCCGTGTCTCTAACCATGGCCAACTCGTTGGCATCGGCCTCCCGCAAATGATCAAGAACTTCAAGCGCGCTCATGTGGGGCAATTTGCCACGGGCACTGCTTGCTCGCAACGTTTTTCGGGAGTTTGCGCACAAAACCCCCGCACCATTGCTGATGCGGGGGCTATGCACAACCGAACTACAGATCAGGGTTTGACGATGCGTTTGAGGCCGCCGGGGATCGCCACCTTGAAGCCGTAGAGGCATTCGACGGTGACGAAGATCCGGTTCGAGCTGGTCTCAGTGTAGCGCAGGTAGCCGAAGGTGAGCCCGGTTTCGGGATCGGTGACCGCGCCAGCCTCGTCGTATTGGGCGACAGGCTGGAGGTAGCGCATCGCCACCGCGAGGCAGCTCGGATGCCCGGCAAATCCGACCAGCTTCTCGTCGCTGTTTGGCAGGATCGTGGTTTCATAAACATCGAACCCGGCCAGGCGGCGGATGAGTCCATCGACCACGCCCGGAAGAGCAACCGGCGTCATGAAGCTCTTGGCCACGATGTCGTCACCAAGGAGGTTGCTGAAGTAGGCGGCATCAAGCACGAGCGCACGGTCTGTGCTCGGCATTCTCGCCGCCCCGCAGGCTTCCCGCACGCCGAGCACCTTCTTGTAGTCGAAGGCGGTCGAGGCCAGGGCGGCGATCGCGGGTGCGCCGTAGTTGGCGGTCGTGATCTCTGTGAAGATGTCCTGGAGCACATCCTGGGCGAGCTGCTTGACCGCGCTGCCAACCAGGGTTTCCAGCACGTTGAGTGCGGTCTCGGCCGCCTCGCGGGCTGTGACATGGACGGTCTTGTATTTGTGCCGGTTCAGTTGCACGGGAGCCACGTCGATCGAGGAATCCACGTCGGTCGTGTAGCTTCCGCCGAAGTCGCTTGCCGGACTCGGTGCGCCCACGATCGGGACGCGGATCGTGTCGAGCTTGTCAGCGGGCTCGGGCGAAAAGTTGCTGGAGAATGCCCGCATGGGCAGGAGCGTCGCCATGAACGGCTTGAGGGCCGACTGCGCGACTTTGACGTCTTTTGCGTTGGTGAGGATGTTGGACATGAGATGCTACTTGGTTGAGGACATGAGTTGGTTTTTCTGGTCTGCGGAGAGGCTCTGCCAGAAAGCGGTCTGATCGCCGGGATTGGTGATCGAGCGGAAGCGCTCCATGAGATTGCTGGTCTGCGGATCGCCTTTCGGGGTGACGTTGGCAGGAGCGTGAGTTCCAGTTTCGGCAACGATCTGGGCGGCGCGGAGGGAGGCCCGCTTTTCGAGATCCTGCTCGGCGGCTTCCAGTGCAGCATTGCGCCCCTGGATTTCCTTGAGGCTGAGATCGAGGGCGGCATTGCGTGCCTGAATTTCCTTGAGGCTGCCGTCGAGAGCGGAGTTGTCGTTCGTGAGCGATGCGATCGAGTGCTTGGCAGCGTCAAGATCGGCGCGAGCCTGAACGTGAGACTCGGCCTCGATCCGGTGTTCGCCTTCGAGTGCTTCGAGCCGGGCTTGCAGGCCGCTCAGGTTTTCGGTGGCCTCGGAGATGTTGGTGTTGGCTTCGGTCAGGAGGGCGTCCCGAGCGGAGGCGTCGGATTCCAGTCGGGTGATCTGCTCACGGGCCTGGGCGAGTTCGTTTTCAATGGATGGTGCGCTCATTGCACCGGAATCCGTGTCAACCGAACGGACATGAAGTTTCCGCAACCGGGAGAGCGCCTCCCCTCGGCTTGCCACCATTCCGGCGAGATTGAAGCGCATCGCCTTCCGCGCGGAAAACGTCTGCCCCTCCATCGCTTCATCGGGGATCTTGCGCCCGCGGGCGAGCACGGCCGCATGAAAATCCCCGGCGGTTTCCTCGACCTCCGACTGGAGCCAATCGCGTTGTTCGTCGGTGAGGCTCGTGCCGGGGGTGCCCGCGCTTTTGAATTTGCCCGCCGCAAAGACTTCGATTTTGAGACCGGCCTGCTCGAAGGCGGCCGAGGAATCCACGACCGGGAGGATCACGCCAATCGAGCCGATCCGTGCGCTCGGGGTGGCGTAGATCGCATCCGCCTGACTCGCGACCCAGTAGGCAGCCGAGCACATCTGCCCGGCACTGAACGCATAGACGTATTTTGCCTTGCTCGCCTCAGCCACGGCCTGGGCAAGTTCGGGCGTGCCGTTGACCGATCCACCGGGGCTGTCGATGTCGAGGAAGATCGCCTCGACGTCCGGCCGGGATGCCGCCTCTTCCACGGCAGTGATGAGTTCCCCGGTGTTGCAGGCCCCGAAGATAATCCGGTCGAAGATGTCCGGATTGCGGAGCATCGGGCCGGTGATCGAAATAATTCCCACCCCGTCCTCCAATGTGAGGCAGGGCGAGATCGGGCGGTCAGGAAGATCCGGCGTGTTGTCGAAGAAGGATTTCGTGGCGGCGACCATCGCCCCGAGTGCTTCGGGAGAGATCAGCCATGGCTGTTTTTGAAGGAGTGTGAGGTTCACGCCGTGGAACCCCGTGTCAATTATCGACGGCACGCGCATTCGCGTCTAGCGTGCTTCGAACCATGAAAACTGTCATCGTCTCAGTCGCAGTGTTTCTCGTTGGCCTGCACGCACAGGCTGCTCCTTACACTCCCAAGCTGGGAACCCCTGAGAGAACGGCCATTTGCGATGCGCTGCGAAGCTATGTTGGAAAAAATGAGACAACGAAAAAACTGCCCAAACGCATAGTTTTCAAGGTCGATTATCTCAAGGTTGAGGGCCAATACGCATTCTTCAGTGGGTTTCCGGTTTTTGAAGACGGCACGAGTCCGATGACAGATTATTTGCCGGATATGTCCTACCAATATCTCTTGGCAAAAAAGGGCACAGGATGGGAAGCCATCGCCGATTTCTCAGGCTCGGATGTTCCAGACAACGCGTGGTTTGACAGCATGAACCGAAAATTACCAAGGGATGTTCCAAACGAAATCATCCCCGAGTTTTGGCGGAAACACCTTGGGCGATAGCACTCAGCCGGGCTGTCGCACCCCTGAGATTGGTGGCTGATCTTGAATTTCTCCGACTGCCGGGGTGGTGGCAATGCCTCCGCTTGTTTTCCAGAGCATCTCCAAAGGCACCTTAAACTCTGCCGCCAGATCCACGAGAAACCTCGCGTTGCGGGCACGCACCCGCATCTCCTCTTCAAAATCGAGGCCCAGTTCACCGTAGCTTTGAGAAATCGTTTTGAGACCCATCTCGACATCCGCACGGTTCTGCTGGGATTCGCGTCCCGAATCAACGGTGACCCGGCGCGGAGTTGTCGAAGATATTCGCCACCACTGCGGTTGAGCCGCGAGTTCGCCCCTGGCAATGGCATCGCCGATCACATACGCCCAAACCGGCTCGATCAGCCGGTTGATGAGGATCAACTGCCGATACGAGAACCGTCTGTCCGCTTTCGCTACGACCAGTCGAACGCCCGCCCCGCCGATGCTGCTTGAGTCGGCAGCGAATTCGTAGGGCAGCACGCCGAGCGCGGAGTCTCGTCTTAAATGGTTTAAAAATCCTGTGAACGTGGGCGACGGACGGTTCGACTGAAAGCTGTCCAGGGATTCGTCGGGCTTGAGCGCGACGAGCTTGCCGCCGATGATTTTCTGGAGCTGGGCGGCATCGCTTGATTGCGGCGGATTGGACGGAGTGCCAACGGAAAAGTCTCCGGTGTCATCGATTTCTCCACGAGCGGTTTTGAGGATCCGCGACACGTCCGCGTTGTCCTTCACGGCATGTTTTTCGAGCGCAAGAAGCTCCATCTCGTCGAGCATGTGATTGATCGAATGCTGGATCGTCGGCGCATTGCGAACCGCACTCACGGACTCGGGTTCAAAAACGTGGAGCATCGAGGCCGCCGGGATGTCGCGGGTGCCGGAATCTTCAATCAGGCGGTAGAAGACCGGCGATCCGTCAGAGGCGAGGCCAATTCCGTCGCATGTTTCCGCTGAATCGTCGCCGATCCGGTGGGTTTCGATGAGCTGGATCTTCGCGAGCCCGCTGCGGTCGCGGGTCTTCAAAACGAAGAACTCGCCGTCCACATCCATCCCGCGGCAGACGAGGCTCTGGCATTCCTCGAAAGAAAACCGCCCAGTCACCTCGCACTGTGCCGACCACCGGCGGAAGATTTCCTCGGCGCGGCGGTTCCATTCGGAATCGGGAGATTGTGCCTGCGGCCGGATCCCATCGCCCGTGGAATAGATTGCCATGTTGGAAACCATCTCACGCACGAACCCGGAATTCCGATGGAGGTAGCGGGAGCGGCGGACGAGTTCGGTTCTGATGCCCTGCGACAAATCGAGCTTGGCATCGCGGGGAGCGGAGCCGGGCACACGACCGCGCGAGGGCGACCAGTTCGCCGCATCGTAGGGAGACGTCCATGCTTTCGGCAGGAATGCGGCCGGGACAACGAAGCGGGCGAGTTTTGGGATCAGATTCATCTTGGGATAAAATCAACGGTGGATTGGACGACTCGCCGCCCGCGTCCGTAGTCGTCGGGAGCCAGTTTGCGAAGGGCGTCCTGGCAGGCCGCGATCACGACATGGATTTCGTCCAAGCGGCGCTTGGTCACCGCCGAACCGGAATCCGTCCACGAGGCGAGCGTCTTCTCCAACTCCGCCTTGTGGATCGTGAAGATTTTCTCCACCTCCTTGCGAGTGAACCCGATCGAGTAGTCGATGGCAGCCATGCCGGACGGCGGGTGTCAACGGATCAACCTGATAAACGAGCGTACCAGGCTGGCCGCTCGTCGTTTGCGCCACACGCCATCGCCCGTGGTGCTGTCGCGCTGACCGCCGCCGTTCGTGTTCCCCTCAATCGTTTCAATCGAGTCGGCCGAGATCTGATCCTTCACGATGATGCCGATGTGGGAGAAATCGAAAATCACGATGTCCCCGGCTTTCGCGAGGGCGGTCTTTTTCAGAACTTGGAGCCCCTTTTCCTTCGCCCACCGTTCGAAGTCGAATGCGCCAGCCGTCTGCGGACGCCAGTTTTCGACAGAAATGTCGTTGCATAACGACAATTTCTCTCGAACTTCCGGCGACTGAAGCCATTCGCGCAAAATCCAGCAGATGAACGCCGCGCACCATGGCCACGGGGCGGGATTGAGCCAGGTGGCGGATTGATATTCCACGATGCGGGGGCCGCAGTTGTTGCCGCCTACCTCGTGCGTGCCCACCTCGTGGGTGGCGATTTCCAGGAGTCGCTTGATCGGGTCCATGAACCCGATGCGGCGTCAACTGAAAGCGATCACAGACTGATCGCACTGGCATGTTTGGAAAAAGAGGTTACGAGCCCCGCAGATACGCCTGCCATGCCAGCGCGGTGGGCTCATCCGGAAGCCAGATCGCTTTGGATTTGCTTCCTTTGTATCCCGCGTAAGCAGCCACATCGTAGGTGTCCGGATTTCCCAGCCATCCACTCTGGAGGGTTAGTTTTTTCGCCTGTCTAAAAAAAACTGTGGGTGAAACTGGGTTCGGGTAATTTTCCAAGACAATGATAAAGAGCGACTTCGCGAGCGTTTTCCGTGCGAAATCCATAGCTGCGTTTTAGCGTCAATTTCACCTTGGCGTTGAGACCCTCGACGACTCCGCTGGAATACTGCTTGGCGGCCTTGAAATAGTTGAGAAGAAGACCTCGGTGGGATTGGAGGGTGCGGGCAACTTTTTTGAGCGGATCCAGGCGCGAGCGGGCGACCTTTTCACACCATGCGTCAAGAAATTTTCCGGCCCAAGTCGGCGAGCAATACGTCCAGAAGTGTCTGAAGGCTTCGACCAGAAGAAAGGCCCGCAGGGTGCGCAGAGCAGAGCCCTCAATTTCTCGCATGCGACGGCGCTGCCCCTTGGTCCAGTTGCATCGTCTTTTCAAGAACGCCCAGCGCATTTTTTTGAGCAAGGGTTCGAGGCCGGCTTGGACACGCGCACGGGTTTCCTCGCGTCGGATCTCATCGACTGCGTCATTGAGTTTTTTGACGATGTGGAAGGGGTCGAGGATTTGAAGTGCGTGGGGCAAGTGAGCGGCGGCCGCCTTGATGTAGGGTTTCCACATGTCCGAACAGATGAAGCGGATGCCATTGCAGAACTCGGTGCCGAAAACCTCAAAGAAGAGGTTGAAGGTCTCCTCGGTGCGGTCGGTGCCGATCCACAGGAGCCGCTTGCAGTGGTCGTCGATCTGATAGACCAGCGTCCAGAACTTGTCTTTCTTGCCCACATGGATCTCGTCCACACCGAGAGCTTGGACGCCGGAAAGATCGCGGTTCTCGATGCCGTATTCTACGACCCATTTGACGGCTCCATACACGTCGGCCCAACTGACGCGGAAGCATCTGGCAACCTCCGCCCAAGAAAGCAGGCGAGCCCATTGGGCAAGGAAGAGCCGGAACACATCGCAGATCTGGTGCTTGCCGGTGGCCCAAGGAACCCTCTCGATGGTCGGTCTGCACTTGTTGCAGTCTATTCGCCGGGGCGCATAGACCAGAAAAACGGCCATGCCCCAGAGGGGAATGAAGTCCCATTGGCGTTCCGGTTGCCGATCATATCCCGGCCCCTTCTTTCCGCAACCCGAACAAATCCCCCAACAGCCCTGGCGCTCGGCAATTTGCACCCGAAATGCTTTCGGGCGGACCGGATCCCTCGTCACGGATTGATAGACAAAGCCCTTGATCGGGTGAACTTCTCTCAGTATGGTTTTCAACGTTATGTGACACATAACGGCTGGTTTACAGGAGCCCTTTCGGGCTCCGCCAGCCTCATTTTTTTCACGCTTGCCCCAGGCAAGCGCCAACAAGTCTCCCCCCGAACGCCTGCCGCGGCGAGCGGTGCGGGGTTTGGGGGCGCACAGCCCCCATCAAACTGGTTCGTTTTTACCCACAGATTTCTTTGAAGAGCCGTTTTTTCAGGGATTTCTGCGTGCTGGCAGTGGAATGAGATGAGGAGCCGATATTTGGCAACTCACTTTTGAAGATGCTTGGAGTCTGAGTCGGCGATGCAACCCCCAGTCGCTGTTTGACCGTCGCCAGCAGGAACGGGACGATGACATCCATGCTCTTGCCTACCCCATGTCCCTGGGTCTTTTGCAGCGCAACCGTCCACGGGGCCTTGCCCTGTCCCCGCTCCGCATTGGCAATCGAGCCTTTGACCCAGTCTGGTTTGTCCGTCCCTCCGATGGCAAAGACCATCGGGATGTCCAATGTCTTCACAGAAATTTCGCCGCCGGGACCGCATGTGCCGGTCGAGCTCGCGAACGCCGCCACGCGTTCGGGAAAAAACACGCAGTAGCGGGCTGAGACATTCGAGCCAGCCGACACGCCCCAAAACGCAAGCGGTGCCTTTTTGAGCTCCGCTTTGCCGCTCAACTCGCTGAGATGTTCCACGGCGGTGTTGATGCATTTGGCCACTTCTCCGTGGGCGTCGTTCTGGTAAGGGAAGGGTTCTCCGTTGCTGAATTGACAGGCCAGAATGGCGAAGTCGAGGTCGGTCGCCAATTTCTGCCACTGGGGAGCATCGGCCATCCCCCGGCCGTCGCCATGTCGCCCCGGAATCAAGACGAGAACTCCGGAGAGCGGTTTCGTTGTATCCGGAATCCATCCGCGAAAAGCAACGGTGTTAATTTGGACTTCCTTCAGGGGATCCGCAGCCCAATCGTGAGTGACCGCATCCGCCTTGCCGCAGAAGATCATGGCGAGGATCGCCACGCAAAAACTCAAACAGATATTTTTCATCGAATGCGATGATTGCCCATCACGCCAACGCATGAAAGAAGGAATCCCTTCCGATCATGGCTGTGCTCGCATCTGGATTTCTCTAAAGAATCAGTCAGGCGGAGCAGGATTCTTTTCAATATCCCCCGCCGAAAACTCCCGCCCGATCAGCTTGAGCATGACGACGGCGACGACCTGCATGGCCTCGCAGTCCCAGAGGTGGTTTGGGCGATTGCCGATCTGCTTCCAGAGCCATTTTCCGCCGGCCTTGACCCGGTGCTCGCTCTCCATCTGGGCGAGATAGTCATCGTCGATGTCGTCGGGCACCTCCCAGGTCGAGCCTTTCTCCGGGCGTTGGTTGCGGCGGAGTCGGGCGAGAATGTCTTTGCAGTTGAGGTTCGACCAGTAGAAGACCGAGCAGCTTTTGTTGTGGGAGAGAACAACCTTGCGACGGGGCGAATAGAACCGGTGGACAGGTTTGCCGTCACGGGTGCGGTGGACGAATGTGGCGCGGCGGTCGCCGATGAGCGCAGTCCAGCCGTAGTCACCGCAGTGGCGATAGACCTCGTAGGCGGCATGACCGGCATCGAGGAACACGAGGTTCGGGTGGATCGTGAAGCGTTCCTGCAATGTGCGAATGTCCTCGAACGTGAGGATCCGCTCGTTCCAGATGAGTCGGGATGAACCGTTTTCGCTCCATGCCCGCACCACGGCGAAGAGGTGATCCATCTGCACGTCCACGGTGAGCACGCGCAGGGGAGCGGAAATTGCGGCCGGGTCATACGGGCCGGGGATGATGCGGCCGTTTTTGTCGAACGCCGCCTCTTCGTCCCAGAGTTCACCCTTCCGGTAGCCGGTGCGCTCGATTTCGAGTTTGTAGTCCTCGCTCGTCTCGCGCCACGGGATCGCGAGCCGCTTCTGGTAGAATTGCTGGAGAAGGGAAAAATCGCCCTGCCGGGAAACCGCCTTCGCCCGCAGGTAAAGTTCGGCGAGCCGCCCCCAGCTCATCGCACAGAGGGAATTCCAATGGAACCCGGCGTTCTCTGGCGAGGCGTTCGGGTTCTGGGCGACAAACTTCCCCGTGGCATTGAGTTCGCGCCTGACCCGGTCGGTATCCTCAAAGTAGTGATTGCAGCCGGTGCAGTGGAGAGATGTGGTTTTCTGCACTTCGCCGTAGTCCCAGTCGTAGTCGTCACTGCGAGCGGATTTGCTCCACTCGATATTCTCCCATTTGAACGGCTGGCGCGTGCCGCATTTCGGGCAGGCGAACGTCCATTCCCGCTGGTCGGTCATCTCGAATTTCCGGGATGTGTCGTCGCCCTCCTCTCCGGCCTGGCTCATGAAGAGGCATTTGCCGAGCCATCCGAACGCGGCGACGCGGGCTTCCGCTTCCGCCATGTGGCCGGTCGGCCACCTCCATGTCTCGTCACCAACGAGGTAGCGGATCGACCGGCGTTGGAGGTTCGTTTTGTTGTGCGCCCCAAGAATCCAGAGCGTCATGCCATTGGAAAATTGGATCGCAGCGGTTTTCTTTTTGTGCCGGTCGCGAGGATAGAGCGCCCGCACCGGGGCGCATTCATCGAAGAGCTTCTGGAGGCGGGATTCGCTTTGGTCGCGGGCGTCCTCGTCGGTCTGGTCGAGCCAGAGGGCGGGGCCGGGCAGGTTCGCAATGATGTAGGAAATTCCGATCTCACCCACGCTCGTCTTGCCGCACTGGATGGCGGCGATGATCGAAACGATGCGGATGGACGGATCGACCAGCGCCTCAAGCGGCTCGCGAAGCCAGGGCGAATGCTCCGAGCGGAACCTGCCCGGCACCGGCGAATACGGGATCGAGGTGATGTGCTCCTCCGCCCATGCCCACGGTGGCCTGCGGTCGGGCGGACGCCAGACAGCACGCCAGATTTTATCCAGCTTGTTCATTCTGGCCGTCGTGGAGGAGTGCCGCGAATTCATCCACGGCGATCGAGAGTTCCTTGCGGATCGCGATCGCATCGAGGCCTGAGAGGATCGGTGGGATTTCCTGTTCGAGCCGTTTCCGCAGGAGCGCCACCGCCTGCCCGACGTGGTATGCCCACCGGGTCTTCACATCGTCAAGGAGCACGTATTCGCCCTGCTTCACTTGGAGCCGGAACTCACGCTCCATCACCTCTGCCAGCAGCTTCCGGGCTTTGAGAGACGACTCGACATCCGAAATGTCTTCGTCGTTTTTGAGCCCTTGCTGTTTGACGAACTCCCGCCAGGCTGCCACCTCATGCGTGCCGTTCGCGTTCGCCTCCGGTGCGTTTTCGAGCTTCCGCCAAGAGTGGATCGCCTGCCGCGTCACCCCGAGTGCCTCGGCCAGCTCGTTGTAGTTCGCCGCGAGCGTGATCCCGCTCGCCACTGACCCGGAGGCCATCGCCTGAAGCATGTTGCGCTCGGAACGGGTGAGCTTTCCACCCGCTTGAACGCGCTGGATCAGGTTGGTGAAATCACGGTTGAGAAGTTTGCGAGCGACCTCGGGCGGAATCGGTTCCATCCACGCTGGATGGAGTCAACTATCCAGCCTTACATTTGCGATACGAGAGCAGGCAAGCGAGGAACGACGCTACACAAACGGCCTTCAAAAGCAGAAGTGGCCATGGCTCCCACCATGCACCAGTTTTCATTTCGATGAAGTCGGAGACGCCGAAGAACAAAAAACTCAATGAGGCCCAGATGGAAAAGCAGCGGTATTGGCGTTGCTTCAACGCCTTGATTGCAAGGATGAGGGCAATCACGACCCACATGATGCCTTCGCAGAGATTGAAGATTTGATCTATTTCCACTCGTTCACTTTGTGCGCCCAGAGAGCACCTGTAAGATCGCCTTCAGCCCATACCCGTTCGGCATATTCCGAGCGATTTCCCAGTTCTGGAGCGTGCGGATGGAAATCCCAAGGTGATCGGCTGCATCCTGCTGGGTGAATCCGTTCTTGGCCCGCCAGCGTTGGATGGTCTTTTGATATTCCTTCCGCGTCATGGGCGCAATCCTACGCGAGACACGCACCGGGGTGTCAAGCCGGGCCGGTTGACAGCACGGGCGAGGCTGTGACCGTCCATTGCGCCCATAACCAGCTCGTTGATCCCCGGAAACTCAAACCGAACCCGGTCAACCCGAACCGGCACAGCGCCCACCAGATCCAGCTTCTGGCCGCGATCATCCAGGAACAAGGGTGGCGGTCGCCGATCACGGTGAGCAAACGGAGCGGGCTGATCGTCCGCGGCCACGGCCGGCTCGAAGCAGCCCTGCTCATCGGTTGCGAAACCGTGCCAGTGGACATCCAGGATTACGAGTCTGAGGCGGCGGAGTTGGCCGATCTGCTCGCCGACAACCGGCTTTCTGAACTGGCCGAGCTCGACGAGGACGATCTCAAGCGGGTCGTGGATAAATTGCGGGAAAGCGATCCCACGTTCGACATCGAGTTGACCGGATTTATGGAGGACGAGATCGCCAAACTTTTCGCAGACGCTGATCCCGCCGAAGACCTAGAAACGATCCCGCTCATGGAATGCCAGGCATTCGAGCACCATGACTACCTGGTTTTTATCTTCCATGACCTCCGGGACTGGATGCTCGCGCTCCAACTCATCGGCGTGAAGGAAGTGGATTATTCAATCACCCGCAAAACCAAGAAAATCGGCATCGGCCGCGTCCTCCATGGAAAAAGACTTATCGAACTCGCGCAAAAAGCGGCCAGTGCCGCCCCCGCTCCAACCGCAGGGTAGTGGCGTCACGGCGGATTCATACCCCGCAAATCCGGGGTCCGAGCCGGACTGGCAGATGACTCCCGGCCCTGCAACCCTGCCCGCCCCTGTAGTGGATTTCCCGGAACTCCGTGCGATTGCGATCCGCGTCGTCATCATGAGCCGGAGCCGCCAGCGCTCGATCACAACTCACCGGCTTTTCCCCTCGGCCACGCTCGTCGTGCCGGAATCCGAAATCGCCAGTTACGCGCACATCCCTCTTGAGAAAGTCGGGATTCCCGACGCGATCAGCGGGGTGAGTGCCGCGCGGAACTGGATCGTCGCCCACTTCCCCGAGGAATGCCTGGTCATGATGGACGACGACATTTCGGCAGCAATGTGCATGGTCGCCCTGAAGGTTCGGAAGCTCTCGGTCGAGGAAACCGCCGTCATGGTGGAAAATACCGCCCGATGCGCATTCGGGGCTGGTGCGCGGCTATTCGGCTGGCATCAGCGCAGCGACCCACGGCTTTTGCAGAGGAACGATCCGTTTGGCGTTCATCACTGGATGGGCGGGGCAGTTGGGGTGATCGGAAAAGAAGTGAAGTGGGATGAGCTCCTCAAGTGCAAGTGCGACATTGATGCCGCGCTCACGGAGTTGATGCGCAACCGGCTTGTGTGGAATGAAGCCCGTTTTTGCTTCGCCCAGGAGCGCGACAAAAACCTCGGGGGTAACTCCCTGTTCCGCTCGGAGGAACGCATCGCCGCCGAGAAGCGCTACCTCAAATCGAAATGGAAAGCGCACATGCGGTTCGAGAAATACAAAAGCCAGGATCGCGTCGTTGTGGACGTGAAGAGGCGGCAGTCGGTTCACCTGGACGCCTGAAAATGATGCATCCTCAAAGCACCCCCGGAACTGCTACGGCCCCGCGCCTGCCATGCGATACTCTTTTTGTAATGAAGAAAATGGTGTCATTCAGCGATTTACATAACGTTTACTCTACGAGAGGAGGAAGGCATGGAAAAGCCACTCTTCCGCCTTGGGCCACCTGATATGGAACTTTGCACGATCAGGAACTACAAATTCAGCGAAGTGTCGTCGGCGATGCAGAAATCAATCCGCCGCGCCGACACCCAGCTTGCCGGATACTGGGCGTTGGAACTCTGGGCGAGCGGGTTTGGCAACTACGTGTGGAAGCGGCTCCTCACTGTGAGTGCGGAGGATTGCTGGGGCCTGATTACCGCCGAGGTCAAGGCGCTCCACGATTCCTACCTGATCGTGAACGACAACGTGCCCGCCCGGAAGGCCAAGGGCAGGATCTTCATTTCCAAAGCGGTGATCATCCTCTGCGCGGTCAAGAAAAGCCGCGACCCCGACCACCTTCAAAATCTCGTCTATGACCAGATGAAGGGAGTGGATGCCAGCACACTTGCGGACGATCTTCGCAAAGCCCCGGAATACATCCCCATTCCCGACTATGCGTTTGACTGCCACACCCGCAAGGGGAAGGCGTCAGGAGCCACCAAGGCTCAATTCTTCAACGCCGAGCATGCCGCCCTCCAGCCATTCCAGCCGGGGCTCTTTGATCATTTGGTTGACGGCTAAAGTTCGGCGATTCGCGTGCGCAAACCTTGGATGATGGTCTCGGGAATAATATCGCGCGGGATCGAATCGTATTTGCCGGGATTGGCGGCAATCAGGCGATCCGTATAAACGTCCAGAAGATGCGTCAGCTTCTCCTTCTCTGATCCTTCTTTCGGCTCCGGAATTGGCGATTGCCCGAACATGACGAGCATGGCGTTGACGGCTTCATAATCCATGTGGGCGGTATATCAGGAACCTGCGCCAGCGAAAGTCTCAAAATGAGCGGTTTCAACTTCCGCGCCAACTCAGGCTGTCCGCGCAAAATGGGCGAAAACTATGGTGTCATTCAGCGCTTCCACGGCGAGGCATCGGAGCAGGATAAAATAGGGGTGAAGACGCAAAACATAGCCACGCCGGACAAGACCGGATCGCACGCGGCGAACCCCGCGCAAATCACCAAGCCGATGCTCGCCGGGAAATGCGAGTGCCCGGCGAACCTGCACTTTCCGGTGTTGGCCACGCCCAAGTTGGATGGGATCCGCTGCCTGAAAATCCGAGGCCGCGCACTCACGCGTTCCTACAAGCCGATCAGCAACCGGTTCGCCCGCGAGTGGATTGAGGCGAACCTGCCGGACGGCGTGGACGGCGAGCTCATGCTGCGCGGGGGCACGTTCAATGCCACCACGAGCGCGATCGGCCGGGAAAGCGGCGAGCCGGATTTCCTCTTCCACGTCTTTGATTATGTGTGCGAGGGCGTGGAAGTTCCCTATGCCTGCCGGATGCAGGAACTCGCGCGCCTGCCCGAGTGGAAGCACGTCGAGAAGGTGTTGCCGGTGGAAATTGCCGACGCCGCCCAGCTCGCCGCTTATGAGGAAAAATGCCTTGCCGAGGGATACGAGGGCGTGATGGTGCGCGATCCTGCGGGGCCATACAAATGCGGTCGTTCAACCGAGCGCGAGGGCTGGCTGCTCAAGATCAAGCGGTTTGAGGATGCTGAGGCGGTTGTGCTCGAACCTTACGAGGGGATGACCAACCAGAACGAAGCCGGGCTTGACGCCTTCGGACGCACGAAGCGGAGCATGGCCCAAGCCGGGATGATCGGCCGGGGCGAGCTCGGCGGGTTCATCGTCCGGGTGATTGATACGGGCGTGGAATTCCGGCTTGGCTACAACCATGTGCTCGGCGGCATCGACCGGGCAAGCCTGTGGCTGCGGAAGGAGTCATTGATTGGGAAGCTCGTCAAATTCAGCCACCAGCCAAGCGGAGCCAAAGACGCCCCCCGGTTCCCCAAGTTCATCGGGTTCCGCGAGGCATGGGATATGTGAGCCTCAGTCGTGGTTGCAGGCAGGAGCGTCGCCGGGGAAAAGCCGGTTGTCGCGGAGTTGGAATTTGCCTCGCTCGACCAGGATGGTCATGAGCTCTTGGAGCGTCATCCCTTCCGCCGAGCATGTGAAGAAGCGTGTGCCGGAGCCGAACTCGTGCTCAACGATGTCGCTGAGAGTGGCGACCTCAATGCCCTCCGGATATTTGGCGACGAGCGACATGATCTCGTGCCCGTGGACTTGGTTGGTTGTCATTGGGCTGCACCCTACGGATTTTCCGACATCGCGCAACAGGAAGAAAATGCGGTTTTCGGCCTCCCCCTATACCACCCCGGAGGGCACCCGCCCGCCACGAGGCATCAACACAAGTTCCGGCCATTTTGAGGCTGACGAGCAAACGCATTCCTACGCCTGATAAATGCTGTCCGAACTGACCGTGCGGGTTATTCAACTATCATGCCAACCCGTTGAACCTAAGTAAAATGGGAGACAAATATGGCGTTCATTTCCGATGGACACTACGCGGCTGACCGGAAGAGGTTCAAGCCTCAGTCAACAATAACTTCAGCAACAACCTATATGAAAACGACAACATCAAATCAACTGGCCGCCAGAGTGGAAGCCTATGGGGTGAAGGGCATGAAAAGCACGAGCTGGAGGCTGGTCTTCAAAAACCTCGCTGCCCTCGACAAGTGGGTGGAGCAAACCGGAGCCGAAGTTCATGGGGTCCGCGATTACGAGGGCTGATTATGAAACCAGCCGACATCAAAGCCACGGAGATCCGCTTCGGGATTGAACTGGAAACCGCCATTCCCGCCACGAGCGGGATCACCGTTGGATCTTACCATGGGGGCCGCCCCGTGACCGGAGGACTTCGCGTGGGCGAGTCCACGATCCTTGCCGCCCCCGCCTTCAACCGGGCCAAATGGAACGCCGAACGCGACGGCTCGATCCGGTGCCAGCCGGGGGAGATGGCCTGCGAGTTTGTGTCGCCCATCCTCCACGGGGAGGCCGGGGTGGCGGGGATGTGCGACTTCGTTGGCTGGCTGAACGGGATCGGGGCGCGGGTCAACGATTCCTGCGGATGTCATGTGACCGTGAGCGTGGACAGCGTGATCGGTGCCTCGGACGCACAAGCCCGAGCGGACTTCGCCCGCAAGCTCGCCCACATCGCCCAGTGGCACGCGCGCGCGATCTACGGCCAGACGGGCACGGGACGTCACCTGAACCACTTCAGCCACACGTTCGCGGAGGACGTGGCAAAGCTCGTCAAAAAGATGCAGCACGACGCGGATGTGAGACGCAAGGAACAAGCAGCGGTGGCGTGCGGACGCGGGATGGTGAATTTCCGCAAGCTCTTCAGCCACGGCCTCGTGGAGTTCCGCGCCTTCGCCGGCACGGTCAATTTGGCGAAAGTCCAACATCACGTGGGGACTGCCCTCGGGCTCTGCCGCCGCGCTCACGAGGTTCAATGCCTCGGCGGGTTCACAAAGAACAAGCTCCAGCAGTCGCGCACCCGCAACGCCGCCGAGTCGGTGCAGTTCCTCTGGGATTACCTTGGATGGACAGGATCCAGCCGCCCGGTTGCCCTCGGGCTCTTCGGCCGCCTGCACGCGGATTTCGCCAATCACAGCCGCGAGGCCCTGCGCCTCTGCCGCCAATTCGACGGACGATATGCCGACGCGAATCTCTAACTTTTTGTGCTCATGGCTACGCAACGTGCGTAGTCGGCGGCACAAATCAACCAACAAAACAGAAAGGAAAATATGTGCGTTATCATCGTGTGCCCGCCGAAAGTGCGGCCGGGCCTGAATACCCTGATGGCCTGCGCTGCTGCCAACCCGCATGGTGCGGGAGTGGCATGGCGGGCTGGTGGGGAAGTGCAGTGGGCCAAGAACCTTGGCCCCATCGAAGTTCATCAACTGCTGCGCAAGCTCAAGGGGGAGGTCGTGATCCACTTCCGTTGGGCGAGCGTGGGAGGGATCAGTCCGGAGCTCTGCCACCCGTTCCCGGTGAACCGGTCGGCGCAAACCGCGCTCGTGGGGAAAGCAAGCCGCGTCCTGTTCCACAATGGGACGTGGGGCGGGTTCAAAGACGCTCTCGCCTACATCGAAAAAGCCGAGAAACGGAAAGTCGGCGGGCCGATCAGCGACAGCCGGGTGATGGCGCTGCTGGTGAACCACCTGCACGATCCGGATCTGCTCGATAGCGTGGACGGGCGGTTCGTGCTCATGAGCGCGAGCAAAACCAGCCTCTTCGGGGACTGGCGGGAATGGAACGGGATGCGGTGCTCGAATCTCGGGTTCCTCTACGAGCTCGAACGCTCGGGGAATCTTCGTTGGAGGAAGAAGCCCACCGACCAACTCGCCCTCTGGGCAGCAACGGAGGCCGTAGCATGAAACTCTTCAAACTTGTGGCAAGCCGGTCGAGCGAGATTGTCTTTGACGAGCGGCTCGAAGCGGAAACGCCCCGCGAGGCCCGCGAAAAGATGAAACAGTCGCTCGGGCTGGAAAGCCTGACGGGAGTTGTCTATGCGATCACGGAAATCCCGCTGGAGTTGATCCGCGAGATTGTGACCACGCAGATGGCCGCGATTACGACAACCCGCCGGGGAATGCCCTCGGTGAACATCCCGAAGCTCGTTGGTGAGGCGGTCAATGCGGTGACGGGCACGGCACTTGTGGGAATCCAACAGCGGATGTCGCGGCTGGAGACGCGGAAGGAAACCAAGCGGTTCAACCCGATGGCGGACGCCCAACTCCCCGAGAGCATCGCGGACGACGGTTCCATCGCTATCCCAAACGTCCGGCGGCGCGCGGAAATTCGCGGCATTCCAGCCCCAATCCGTGCGATCCTCGGACCGGATTGGAAGGCAATCAAACGCCGCTACGTGCGCGACCGGAGCGTGAAGCAGACGGCAGCGCAGTTCAACGTGCCGGTCAACACGCTCAAGGCCCGCATCCGCAGAGAGGGGTGGGGAAAATGAACGTGCTTCATCAGCCGGAAGTTGTCCCCGCCGCCCTTGGTTGGACAGTTGTGCGCGGTGGCCGGGATGCGGGCGGGGCTTTCGAGCGGTGGGTCGGGGAGAACTTCCCCACCCACGCGCAAGCGGAAGCCGCCGCCCTGGACTGGGAGCGCCGCGCGCCATCAACGCAGGAGGAAACGCCATGATCCGCATCGCCCGATACAACCGGTTCTGGGCGGTGTGGCGCGGGGACGCGCTCATTGCGGTCGTCGTATATAAGAAGGGCGCGGAGGCCGTCGCCTCGATCGCCCGGAAACTGGAGGGCCATGCGCTACTCGAAATCCACGTTTGAGATCCGCATCCAGCGGCTCAACGAAACGCCCGGTTCGATGCGCGTGGATGATCCGATGTCCGCCGCGGCCTACTGGCAGGAGAAAATCGCGGTGATGCCGTGGTATGACCCCGAGCGGGAGATGTGCGTGTCCGTCATGCTCAACACCCGCCTCTCGGCCATCGGTCACACGCTCGTTGGGATCGGGTCGCTGAATGAATGCGTCGTCCATGCGCGGGATGTGTTCCGGGGGGCGGTGGCCATAGGGGCGTATGCCGTGCTCGTCATGCACAACCACCCGAGCGGCGAGGCCAGTCCGAGCGTGGCAGACCGCACGCTTACCCAGCGGCTCGTGGAGGCAGGGAAGATCATCCAGATCAGCCTGCTTGACCATGTGATCGTGGGCGCAAACAGCCACTTCAG